CAGCAACCAAACCACTTGATGCGAGCGCCAGTAGGTACGATTATAGAATAATCGGTATGTTTATCCCACGTATTTGTCGTATACTTGCCTGATGAATAATCAAAGGTCACAGGTGCTTTCAATACGTCGATGTTGCGCATATTGTAAATAACCTGTGTTCTAGCATCTTGTGTTGGTAATCCCTGAAATTCTGGGACAGTTGTAGGGGGATGCGTAACCTTACATACAAAAGCCTGTGATGGTGTTAAAGCTTTTCCATGTGTTTGTTCAGGCATAGATGTGGCATCTGACATGGGGTCAAAGTTCATGCTATTGTCTACTAATTCTGAAGCTGTATTCATTTTGTTGTTGTTGTTGTAATAGAATAATCGGAGTGATAATATGATGTGATATGTTATTTAATTAGAAAAAGGAGGACTCACTTACTCTGATAATTATCAGAGTAGGTGAGTCTGTTTTCAACCTGAATAAATTCAGCATCCTTGTAATCGGTATTGCTCAATTGTATCAGGTATTGATATAATAAACCCACCTGTTCCTCATTAATTGCAACTCCTTTATCTCGGTAATGAATGCATGCACAATCAATGCCAATCTTGTATTTGTCAGCAGTGTTAACCATACTTAGCACTTCTTTCAGGTTGACACGCGACTCTTCCCAAGATTCTTCGTTCTCGTAGACTTTACTGACCGCTTTGACTGATCTCCGTACTACGTCGGGGAAGAAACCATAGGGTGTCACAAAGTTAGCAATGAATTCGGACACTTTTTCATAGCTGATCTTCAACTTATACCCATGTTCCACATATATCGCGGTTTTTCTTCCCTGCACAACGGTCAGTTTTTTAGCACGTATGTGTGAGTCATCCCCTTTAAACGCAGCATAAAGCATTTCTTGGAATCGGTATGCATAACCTAGCACTGCCATGTTCAGTATGGTGTTTCCAGTGATAGTTAACGGTTGTCCTGAATGTTGCATGTAAAGACCGTGCAACATGGAAATACCTTCACTGCATTGGTACAAGTTACACCATTCAGTGCGCATTTTCGCATAAAAATCAATGATCTTATGGTTAACACCCAACAGACCAAATAATTCCAATTCCAACTCCAGCATGCTTTTTGTGTGTGAAGTGTCCATTTCACTGAAATCACAGTTCACGTTTGTATATTTTTCGCTTGTGTACTGGTCTTTGTACTCTGCGAAAAATGTCGATAACTCAGCATCACTCTTATTGAAGGCCAGTAAGACATTTGATTTAGCACATTTGAACAGACATTCAGTTAAGTAACGTGAGTAAGCACAAAAAAACAAGTTCAACACTTTACTCCAGGCACTAACACCTTGGCCTGCTTTACCAGTTGTTTCTTTTAAACCGGTTGGGTCGTGTTTATCTTGTTTTTTCATGGTAAAGGTTATCATACGTTCCCTTAGACTCATTAACTCAACATCAAACATGTCAACTACGTTCTTGCGATTCACTATAGAGCCAATTTTCGTAGCCAATGTTTCAAGTTGGGACATTGGCATTAGCTCCAGATCTTCATCGTTTTCGTCTAAAACGTAGTAATCCACCATGGCATTCTCTTCATACACCAGATCACCTATAGCAGTGCGTTTACTCACAGTACCGGGTAAGTTTAAAACACGTCCGATATCAGTCGTGGCTGGTTTAATCTTCTTTTGCAGTTC